TGTTTACGTTTATAGCCATACTTATGTTAATTATAATACAAAGGGTAGCGTGACACTACCCTTTATATTATCACTTGTTTATATTCTTTTTTCTATAGATTTATAAACTTCTACGCCTTCATCAGTTTTAAACCAAGCGGCTAACGCTGAATATGGGTTTTCATCAAATGGTACGGTCATTAATTTTCTATCATTTGAACCCCAGTGGAAAGTTCTTTGATCTTGAGACAATTTGATTATGTTAGCTTCAACAGCTTTGATTCCAAAGTTTCTAAGCTCAACGTTTTCATCATTAGCAAGATTTAAAAACAATGCAGGTTTTTTCTTAGCAAATATTAATAAATCTCTTTTTATTTCTTTAGATTTCATGTCTGAAACTCTACTACCTTTTTCAACTCTTAATATTGCTTCTGCTTGATCAACATCCATTTGCATAGCGTAGTTAAGTGCTTGAACTTCTAGTTCTAAAGTATCAAGTTCATCTTCTGCTTCTATAACAGCATCAAATTCATAATATTTTTTACCTCTTAAAGGGTGGTATAAACTTAATAGTTTTTGCAATATTTGATTTTCTTGCGGTACAGAAAGTACACCATCTCTAAAAGTAATATGTCCTAATGTAGCTTCTCCTTTTTGTTCGTCTACAAAAGGTGAGTTCATATTTGTAGCATACCTTAATTCTCTTTGCTCTTTTTTATTTGGATCAAAATACAATAAAGGATTTCTACGAGTATGTCTACTAGGTATAGTTAATGTGAGTGGTTGCTTTCTACCTCTAACTAAATATGTTCTAGGTTTAATTTCCCACGAATCATCTGGTTCTTGAACAGCCACCTCTGCTTTTGCTTTTTTAGCCATAATATAATATAATTAAATAGTTAAGAGGTATAAGGGCGCCGAAGCGCCCATCACCTCAATATAATTTATGCTCCTTTGAACAATACGAAGTTATTCGCAGCTTGAACTACTAAACATCTTTCTGACAAGAAGTTTACAGTCATAGCATCTAGATCACTAGTGAAAGCTCCACCAACTGAACCAGTTAACCAAGACTTCATACGTCTGTCATCAGCTTGAGACGCTCTATATCTTACGTGTAAGAAAGGACGTCTAATGTTAGTACCAAGAATTTGATCATAAACTGTAGAAGTACCAGCTGGAATCAAAACACCTTCAATTGAAGCAGGTCCTGAGATAGCACCACGCGTTGAAGCATCGTTTAAGTATTTCCAGTCAGTCTTATAGAAATCATAAGAACCTCTTCGGAAACCGCTGAAACCTAAGTTTAATGCCATGAAACCGCTGAAACCTAAGTTTAATGCCATTTCTTCTGAGTTTTCAAATAATCCAAAAGCAGTACCTCCAGATCCACCAGCTGAAATTCCAGCTAGCATATCATCAAAATCAAGATTAGTATTTCTGTTTAAGAATAACATGTTTTCTTCAATAGCTCCTTGAGTATCTAAGTTTCTAAGAATATCATCAAAGTCACTGATACCAGTAGCAGCTGAGAATCCAACCTGTACGTTACCTCTATCCTCAATAGCAGCGAACAAACCTTCTGTACCAGTTACACTAGCAATACCAGATGTACCGGCAACTTGCTCACCTTCAACAACAGACATTTCTAAGTAGTCTTCAAAACGTAGTCTTGTTTCAGACTCAGCTTTTAGATACCATAAATATCCAGAAGTACCATCTTCAGTAGCAACTTCTACCCAACCGATCTGAGCTGTGTCAGAACCATTAATTGAGTATTGGCTACGAATAATGATAGGTTTGTTAGAAAACTGAGAAAATGCAGGAGTAACTGTTTGTATAGGATAATTATTGTCTGTAGGCTGAGAAAGTGCTCCAGTTCCAGCAATTACCGTATTAGTTCCTTTTGGATATTCAGAACCATATACAAAGATTTTTACGTTACCAACAATTCCTTCAGTTACTAAATCAGCAGAACCATAAGGTAAAACGTCTAGTTGACCAGAAACTGTGTTTGAGTCTGTTACTAAACATTTTGATTCATTACCAAAGTCATCTAATACAACGATAGTTTGCTGTGGAGAAACAACGTTACTAATGTCAGCACTAGCGTTAGGTAGACCTGAAGCAGCTGTTGGAATAGTAATAGTGTTTGCAGCGCCACCTTGCGCACAGTCATCATAAGCTATGTGTAGTCTGTTTTGTTCAGACCAGATCACTTGATCAGACGTCATCGGTAGTTCAGCACCAACCATACGTAAGAATCCAGATAAAGTTCTATTACCGTATCTTTCAACTTCCTGCTCATAAAGCTCAGGTAGATATTGTTGGGCAAAGTTACCACCGGCAGCGCCGTCAAATGTTAAATAGTTGCTCGCAAGAGTTTGTTGTATCTGCGATGGAACTATATCACCAAATGTTGGATTTAAAGCCATAATTTGAAATTTTTAATTAGTTAAATTTTTTCTTTTTTATTTTTAGTTTAGACGAATCTAAGCCACTAATTGATCTTACTTTCAAACCATTGATAAATACGTTTCCATCGGCAACTTGCCTAGGTTTATCTGTCAAGTTTTTAGAAGAATCAACAACACCTTTTATGCCGTCAGCTCTTCCTTGTTCGTAAAAATGATTAGCGATTTTATCCGCATTCATGGCAGCATACATAGCCTTGTGATATCCTGAAGGATCTGTAACTTTACCTTTGTCGTCTACAAATTTTCTAATAAAATTATTTATATCAGATTGTTGTTGACCAACTTGAGTTGGGTTAGCAATTTTATACCTAAACTTTTTTTCACCTAAACTAAAATCAAAACCTTTGAATTCGTCATTGAAAATTTTGTTAGTAGTATCTTTAAAATCCTCTTGATATTTTTTAGCCGCTTCTTGCTGCTCATTATATCTATTGAAAAAGTCCACTGCTTTCTGCTGATCTTGAGTAACACCAGGTCTCAACTTGATTTCCTGATAGTATTTACTCTTCATAGCTTCAAGCTCTTTGCGGGCTTTTGCAACTTCTTCTTTAAAAGCCAATTTCTTCTTTTTAATATCTCTTGGCTCATCTAATTCCTCATCATATTTAAATTGATCTTCCATTAAGAAATTAATCTCTTCTTGATTTAAATGAGGTTTAGTTTGTTTATAATATTCATTAAGTAAAACTTGCTCGTTAACTTGTGAATAGTCATGATTAAGTCTTACATAATCTTCCATTGTGCCACCTGTTTCATTCATGAAATCCACAAGTGATTGTATGTTTTCAGGTAATGGTTTACCTTGTTTTACTTGTTCTTTAACAGCTTCTTCAGCTTCTTCATAAAGCTCCATGGTTTTTTCATCGAGCTCATCTTCTGTTATTTCTTGTAAAGGAGATTCTAATTCTTTTTCGGTTTCCCGTACTTCTTTAACCACTCCTTGGCTGTCGCCACTGTCTTTGGGTTTTTCGACAACAGCATTGCTACCATCTGTCTCTTGTGCTTGAACGGCATCTTCTTGTTTTTTTTCTGTTAAATCTACTTTAACCACATCAGGTACAACTTCACCTTGTGCCTCTGGTTTTGTTAAATCAACCTTTACAGGTTCTTGTTTAGAACTATCAACTAGTTTCTTTGGTTTTGTTTTCTTACCTTTTAAAGAAAACTCACCTTCTTGTTTGACCTCTACGGCCGCATTTTCTTCTGCCATAATATAATATTATAAAATTAAAAAAATTATCTAGGTGCAAAAGCTTCTAAGCCAAAGTCACCTAAATTATCGTTAGTGGATTCAAAATCAATGGGTGTACCATCGTTTTGTCTTTGCTGTATCATTTGTGATTGTTGTGTACCAATAATACGAGCTCTTTTATCTTTTCTATCCTCTATTTCTTTTTCTCTAGCTGTATCTTTATTAACTCTTTCAGCAGCTAACTGCATATTATAGTTAAATTCTTCAGCCATTAATTCTTTCTTTATTTGAGCTTCTGCTCTTAGTTTTTCTATTTCAAATTGCATCTTAGCTTGTTCTAAGCTTACCTTTTGATTAGTTAAAACTTCTTGTTTTTGTGTTTCAGCTAAAGCTGTTTGTTCTGCTAGTTTAGCATTAGCTTGCGCTTGAGCCGCGATGTTAGCTTGCTGCGCTTTTTGATCTTTTTCAGCTTTTAATCTACGCTTTTGTTTAAGCATTTGATTTGCTAACTTAATGTTTCTTATTTGTCTAATGTCTATAGCATCTTCTAAATCTATACCACCGGACTGTAAAGCTATTTGTATGTTTTGCTCTAACTTAGCTTTTTCTTCTTCATCTGGTTCTAAATCTAAGAATATACCAAAATCATGTAAGTTTAAGTTTGCAACTTCTTTCAGTGTGTTTACATTAAACGTACTAATACTATTCATTAAAGCGTTAGCTGTTAAAGGGAAGTTTAATACGTCTACTATTTTCTTAGATATGTTTTCACAAAGTCTAAGAGTTAAATATAAACTAGCATTATTAATATGTTTAGTAGCTATATTTGATTGCTGTGCTGCAATTTTTTGTAAGCCAACTAATGTATCTTTATCAGGTAGAGTTCCATCTCTAGCTTCATTAAGACCCGTCACGTCACGGATCATTTGCACATAATAATTATATGTACTTATTAAAGAAGCTATTTTAGCTTGACCAGACGATGTTGAAAGTTCCTGAACAGGTACTTTACCAGCGTTCATTGTTCCATCTTGCGTAAGTGATCTACCAACTACAGAACCAGTTTGAAAATACATGTTTAATGCTTCAGCAGGATTATAATTAGTACCATTACCAAGATCCACTTCAGCAAGTCCGTCCATATCTAAGAACACGCCATCTGGAACTGTTCTAGCTATAACTTGTTGTAGTTTTAAATGAGTTAATTGAACCATATCAGCAAAACCTATAGTCTTACTAATTAAAGATTCAATACGACCTTTATACATACGCGGTGCACATATAGCATAATTCATTTCAACTTTCGTTGTGTCTGCCATTGGTCGAGTCATGTTCTGTGCCATTTCCCACTTAAGCATCATATCAGTTCCTAAAACTTTAACACCTTCGAATAAAACTTCTACACTTCTAAATACTCTATCAAAATTATCATTTTCAGGTGGATTAAACGTGTCAGGTTTTTCTAGTATTTTTTCTAAACCTTGATCTGTTTGTTTTAGTTTAAACACTTGATCCATATAAGTTTTGTATTCAAAATATAAAACTTGTACAGTGTTTTCATCATAAGCACCCCAACCATATATATAATTGTTATTACTATATGACTTTTGTATTTTATCTAACTCATCATCAGATATATTAGGAAATTGTTTTTTAATTTCAGCAACAGTCATTGCTTTAACTTCACCTACATAATATACATCTTCAAAGTTAGGGTCTTCAGTATATGAATAAACCATATACGCTGGGTCAACGTAATCTAATGTAATACCGTTGCTAGTATTAAAATTTGTTTTAGCAGCAGCAATACCAAGCGTAACTAAATCATAGTTTAGCCTGCGTTGTAGTAGATTAAATTTATTTTTATCTAGTACTTGATTGATAGCTTCTTCTTCAGCTATTTCTATAGATTGTTTATATGTAAGTTGCAAATGCAACTCCATTTCTTCTATAGTTTTAGGTAGATTATCTTCACTTATATTTGTGTTAGAAATATCTTGACCTGTTGTTTGCTTAACTTGATTTATAATATCTTGACCAAATATATCTTGAGCTAAACCATTTGCATATTCAGTTCTTTTCTTTATTGATTCAGGATCTTGAGCAAAAGCTTTTATATCATAATCTTTGTTTGATATACCGTTAACTAGTATGTCTACAAATTTTGATAATATAGGTACGGGTTTCCAGTCTAGGTTTAAATAGCTTAAGTCACCGTTAATTGATAACTCGTCTTTATATTTTTGTACAGGTTGTTCACCTCTTGCATATAATCTACGAGTATGGTAGTTGTTAAAGGTAGTTAAATACCTATTGCCGTTTGTTCTACCCTGTGCAAACCATTCTGATTGAATAGCGTCAGCAACTTGTTTACCATACTTTAAGCTCATTTTTTCCTCCAAAGGTACCACCTGATTGGGAAATGCGCTATTAGCATTATAATTTATATTCATTTATCTTATAATTTTAGAAACACTACCAGTGTTATCGTATCTTTTAATTCCTAAATCATATGATACTAATTGTCTTTTTGGAACTGGTCTATATCTATGCTTGTTGCAAGCCATAATAGCTAAACCAGAACTAATAGAAGCATCATGCTTTGTTCTGTTATTTATATTAAATCTACTCCAATCATTCAGAGTTCTTTGAAAATACATATCACCGTATTTATCATTATTAAAACCTACAAAATTTTCTATGTAAGTTTCAATAGCAGCAGCATGTGCTTGCTTAATATCTTCACTAGAGTTAGGTATACCGCCTATTTCTTTTTCTGTAACAGATAATTTATTATATATTTTATCTGGTCTATTCATTGAATAACCTCTGTAACCTCTTCTTTTAAAATGATATAAAAGTCTAGGTTTATTATTTTCCGCTAATAAAGGCATGCCATAAAACACACACGCCATCAATACATCTTCAAAAAATATTTCAGCAGTTTGAGGTCTAGCTATATATTCTAAAAAGAAATGGTTAGGTGGAACATCTAACATACTAAACTTTGTAAGCCCGTGTAAAGATCCGTTTGATCCTCTACTGTCTACAGTTCCTGATATGTCATAACTATCACAACCAAAAGCTCCAAGATCTTCATTACCTGGATATTTTATTCCATTCTTTAATATTACACGATTTTGTAGATTTTCAGGTGGAACCCAGCTAACTAAAAATCTTCCGCTATTATTTGGAACAAAAATAACTTGAGTATCTTTAGTCCCGTTAGCCCATTGAAAACTTCCTTTTGTTATTAAATTGCTATGTTTTAAATCACCATTAAAATCAATTTGCTCGTATATTTTAGTCAAATTAAATAACGACTGTTTGGCTTCATCTCTAAACGCGTGTTCTTCAGTTCTTGGGAATTGTCGATAAAATTCGTTTAAAGCATCTTGATCGCCCTTTAAACCATCAACTTCATTTTGCCAATAATCTATAACACCTAAATCTATTATATCGCCGTGTGGACCTAAAACTTCTTTTTGCGGTGTGTCGAATACAGGTAAGCCATAAGAATCAATGTACCCTTCGTAGTTCCATTCCATAGGTATGAACAAAGAATATAGTCCTGAGCGAGTTTGTCCATTGCGGTTTCTTTTCGTAACGTCTGAGTCATAGTAGATTTTT